CCCACCTGCAACAACCAAATACTCCACCAAGAAACTCGTATCCAAACCAAACGAAACAGTCTCACTTGTAGTAGAAGTAGCAGTAACAACACTTACTTTGTTATCGCCAACAGTTGTTGTAGTTGCGGTTACTCCAGCGGAAAAGTTTGCTTGATACCCCATTGGGTATTTGATGATGACAACGCCGGAGCCGCCAGAACCTCCTGAACCACTGCCACCACCGCCCCCACCGCCACCAGATCCTGTATTTATTACACCGGCAGTCCCGGATGATCCACCGCCTCCGCCATTTCCTCCGATGCTACTTCCTCCAGAAGCAGGGGATGAATTACCGTGTCCTCCGCCGCCGCCAGCGTAAAAAATTGAACTTCCAGATATGCTACTTGAAAGACCTGTTCCTCCAGCACCACCAGCACTTGCTGGGTTATTAGAATTAAAACCTGCACTACCAGCACCGCCGCCGCCAGCACCAGCATAACCATTCTGTGATGCAGTTCCGCCATTATTACCTTGTCCACTTATACCGCTACCTGCCGAACCTGACCCTGATCCTGAGGTTTGGGCGTAAGAACCAAAGCCACCTCCTCCTGATCCACCTGAACCTCCATTGCGATGTACATAGTTTGCCCCTCCTCCACCGCCGCTACTAGTAATGGTTGAGAAACTAGAAGATGAACCAGAATATGTCGAAACAAGATTCCATGCTGTTTGTGTGGGACCACCTGCACCTACAACTATTGAGTTATTACCGCTGGTTAACGAAAAATTTGTGCTTCCTGTCTGCATACCACCCGCGCCGCCGCCTCCTGCGTGATAGAAACCTCCTGCGCCACCACCAGCGACAACCAAATACTCGATAGGCAATTCAAATAACGGTCTTTTACCACCGACATAACTGAAAGAAACACGATCAGTAAAAAGAGAATCAGTAAGAGTAAAAACACCCATTTATGTAATCTCCAGTCCTGACACATGGAAATTAACTGATGTAGCAGAAGCCGATGCAGCCAGAATATCCCCCGCAGGTAGCACCTGCTTCAGTTCAATAATGATCGAATCATTCGCGGGAACAGAAACCGTTGTGGCTAGTGCAACCCCATCAAGGCTCATAGAGTATGTCGCTACTGCCCCTGCCGTATTCGTTACAACAACAGAACTGATAAGAGTCGTGGTGGCAGCAGGAGTCGTGTAAAGGGTTGTACTTGATGTGGCAGCCGCGCCCCTGAAAAGAACCTTGAACGTGTTAGCCATAACTCTCCTAAAGTCCCAACAGTGCTAGTGCTTCAACCGCATCCAGTTCACTTTGTGATACACCAGATGGTGCAACGGAAGAGGTCGTCATTACCCATTGACTGGAATCTGCATCTTGGTAGTAGATGTACAAGACACCGTTTGTTGAGTTGTACCAAAGGTCACCGTCAGCGGGGGATGATGGTGCAGTTACATCTGTAACAACAGATGCTCCTCCTCCTCCACCACTCGAGCCACCTCCTGTGGCTGCCCATGCTGAACCTGTGTGTACATACAAGATTCCGTCGGACGTGTTGTAGTACATGTCCCCAGTGGAATGGGTACCAGAAGGTGCAGAAGACGCCGAGAAAACATTTAGCGGTACTAGCCTCTTAATTGACACCTAGTTACTCCGATTGTTAGCCGACGACGACGGCTTTGATGGAGCCCGCGACAGGCGCCACAGCAAAGCCAAGCGTTACCGTGTTTGCATCCGTGACGGTCACGTCGCACTCGACAGCCGCGTTGGATAGGTAGACCGAGACCACGACGTCGAGTGTGTTCAGGTTGTGAACGACCGAGGCAGTGGTTGCTCCTCCGTAGGTTCCTACGAACTTTTGGGGGAGAGGGTTGGACGTAGACGACAGGTTGGTGCGAGCCGCCCCTGCGGTACTAGCGCCGGTACCACCGTGAGCGATAGCGACATCGGTAGCGGCCCATGTGCCTGTCGTAATCGTGCCAAGGGTCGTGATGGACGTCTGGCCAACGTAGTTAGCGTCGATATCAATAGAGTCCGCATTTGCCACAATGCGGGCAGCAGTGCCGACAACGTCGATCGTGTTGCCATTTTTAGTAAGGCCGGTTCCTGCGACAACCTGACCCAGACCTGTGAACTGGGTAAACGCGAGTGCGGTCGTTCCGACAGTGACTGCTCCGTCGGTAGTGAGCACCCAGCCGCTATCTGCGTTGTTAGTTCCCTGCTCGACGAAGACTGCGAACGAGTTTGTCAGTTCGGCGTCGGTGTCGGCATCAGATGCTCGCGACCATGCGCTCGCTGATACGACGTACACGCCGTTGGCGGATGCGCTGGTCTGGTTCTTAACAAGAACGCGGTCTCCCGATGTCAAAGACACACCGTCAATAGTTTGTGTACCCGTGAGCGCGATGTTGGCCGTGGTGGCTACCTTGACCGAGGACTTCCAGTCGATGCCTACGACAGCGTTGTCGACGTAGAACTTCGTGGCCGCGTCCTGTGGGTTGGTTGGATCAGCAAGACCAGTGATCTTTTGTGAGTTGAGCGCGACCGCAGCGGTCGGTGCGGACATCTGGTCAAGGCGACTGGTACGCACCTTGGTGTTGAACGATGTCGTCTCAAGTTTTGACGCGTCGATGTCGGCGGAAGCGTTAATGTCGGCGTTGACGATGGCGCCATCGAGGATTTTGGCGCTGGTGATTGTGCTGTCAGGGATGTCAGAACCATCACTGGCTACCCAGCCACTGGTTCCTAGTCCAGTATCACCTGTGTAGATGAATTCTTTTTTAAGGTCGGTGCGGAAGATCTTCTGGCCTACGGCAGGCGTGGATGGGAAAGATCCGACGTTTTGAACAGCAAAGTTTTGAATCTCAAGTTTGCCCATGTCGATGGGTGTCAAGAATTTACGAGCCATGAAAGTCTCCTAAGACAGGTATGCGTCGCCGCTGATGGGTGCCGAGAAAGTGACCCGTAGTCGGTACTTCGATAGGTGTTCCAGTTCGCCCTCCACTGTGGACCCCGCCGAGTCCATGGTGGTGACGTTGGGATAGAAGCCAAGGTTGTGCTCAATGAGCCATTCCGTGTCTGACGATCCCTGATTGTGATGATAGGCGAATAACAGAAATTCCGAACCGCTTAAGTTCCCTGACCGCGTTAAAAGGGAAACCACAGCGTCGGGGGTGGGTGTTACAACAACATTGACAACCTCAGTAATATCGCTCACGGCGCAGGCTCCCAGCCCGTAGGTGACCAGTTGGGGTCCGACTCATTGTTTAAGTCCTGAGTAATCTGCCGTTTACAGAAAACCGCTCCCTGCAGGAAGGTTTCCGTTACCTCGTCGCGTGTGAGTTGCATATCCCAGAACGCTTTGAGAGGAACCCTGTAAGTCTGGTCAGTAGTGAGCGAGAGTTTTATCTTCCCCGCAGGACCATCTACAATTTCGCAAGTGACTTCTGCCACCTTGGCTGCAGATTCTGGGTAAAGGCGTATCTGCGCTCTCGGAGTGTAGACGGAGACATCGAACGGGAAGTCCAAGACGACACTGTAGGTATCTCCTTGGGTAAAGACGAGGTCGTACTGGGCCGCCTTGGAGGGAACGGGTGAACCGCCATAAGTAGGTATCGGCAGGTAAATACGCTGCGGCTGTGATCTGTCGTCGATTTCCATCGGCATATACACGGGCACGTAGCGGTTGGTGGCCTTCGAGATCCTGCGGAACGTGAAGGTCTCGATGCGGGTCAAGCCGATATTGAGCGCCTGACACAGCATGTCGTACTGCTCTTTGCGCCCCCGGATCATGTCCATCAACTGGCGGTATCGCTCCGAGCGCGGAATTGACACACCGTCGGGGGTCTGAATACTAATATCAAAGGAGGCATCAGTGGCCAAGGTGTACAGCGCGTGGTGCGCGGCAAGCAGGGCTGCGGGGAACTCTTCAACGGGGGGAAGGTTCTCTACCGTAAGTGCGCGGCCATAGGCATCGGTTCGGTTATAAAGGTGCTCTTTAACTGCTGAATCAACTATGAGTGCAAGTTCGTTGTCTGTGAAGAACCTGAAGTGAATTCCCTGAACACTAATGGAAGAGCCCACATCGGTAACTGAGTCAAAGACCAGTACACCTGTGTGTTCCTCAACAGTGACTTCATTTGATATGTCGATCCCGTCGACAAAAACCTCGAGAGTTGATCCACGAACAGGGGAGTAGGGGAGTTCATACCTGTTGGTTGCGGTCGCAATAGACGTCCATACGAAGGATTTCCCGGGGTCCCCGAGTTCCATACGAGTACGATCAACCAGAGCGTTAATACTGGCCACTCATTCCTCCTCGCGGTCGTCCCCTATCGTCTCGGTAGAACGCCTCTGCGTCAGGACAAAGTACAAACGGCACGCAAAAAATGCGTGCCGTTCACACCGTGAACGCTTTACATCGTGTACAGGTAGCCCAAAGTTTCTAGGTGGTTCGCGAGATCGCGGGGTACCTTGTATTTGTTGCCTGCTTTGAAGGAGTACTCGTTGCCGTATCCCCATGTCATGGTGTCGATGTCGGCCACCAGACGGATCACAACGGAGTCGTCGCCGAGGTCGGCCCCGAGGGTAACGACTTCATCAAGCACCACAGGCTCGTTGTCCTGTTTAGCGTCAAGAACTTCGGAGTCCATGCGCTGGGCTTCTGCGGCCGCAATGGTCGACAGTTCGTCGGCACGGCGCTTGAGTTCTTCTGAGTTCTTCTTAATTTCTTTTGCACGGGCGATGCCGGTCGCATCGGTTGGCTTTGGTCGGGTAACTGCCACGGTAATTCATCCTCCAGATATGAGTAGTGTTTTTTTTGTTACAGGGTAGGGAGCGAGCCGTATGGCCCGCCCCCTTCCTGATCGTTCAATTACAAACTATCTAACTTAGTTCGTTAGGATTTTTGTGATGGCGATATCAGTGATGATGCCTTGGCCCCAGATGCCGAACCATGCAATTGCGTGCTCACGACCGAAGTCGAGAACGCCGCCGTCGCGAAGTTCAACAGGGAGAGAGATGGCGTGACCAAATGCGTTGTCACCGATCATCATTGCTTCGTACACGTTGGAACCAGCGGTAGCGCTGCTGCTGAAGCCAGCATCCCAAGGAGCGAGTCCGCCCTTTGCGACACCGTTGCGTACCTGTGTGGTTTCGATGAAGACGACGTCGTAGAGACGACCGATTTCACCGAGCATGAAGTTACCGGGTGCTGCGTACTTGGTTACTTCGATGAACTCAGGGACATCGCGCAAGCGACGGCTCTGGTGAGGGTGGACGAAGCAGACGTAGGTCTCACCGAGGCGAGGAACGTTACGTGATGCCAGTGTCTCAACCGCGTCCTTGACGGCAGCGGTGGTGAGGTAGAAGTCACCGGATGCACCTGTGACGTCGGCCTTAGCGCCTGCAGTACCTGCGGCGTACCAGTCGTTGACTCCTGAGAGGCTGGAGCGGTCGTAGCCAAAGATCTGGCTGGTTGCGCCACCGAGGGTGTCGCGACTCTGGTTGTCGAGGTACTGGGCCATGTTACGGCCGAGTAGACGTGATGCAGATGCCATAACGTCATCGAAGGATGCGTTAAGAAGCAGTTCGGAAACGGCAACGCCGTATCCATGCTCTGCAACGGTGATTTGGATCTGCTCTGCGGTGAGAGACTTGGTCTCCATTCGGACACCTTCAGTGAGTGGTGCTGTTGAAGGTGCGAGGTTGATGTAACGCATGAAGTTAATCTGAAGACCCGGTGCGACACCGAGTTCAGTCTTCTTTACTGCAAACTGCTCAAAACGCAGGATGGGCATTGCCTGAAACAAGATCTCCTTTGACCAAATGGTCTGGATCGCTTGTGTCAACTGCGAGTTAGAGCCGCTGTAGGCGGTAGGGGCGGCGGCGAGGCCGCCGGTACCGGTTAGGGCTGAAGCCATGATTTCCCTTTCTAGAAAATTAGGCGGATGGTTGGTGGGTTATTTACTATCCGAACAATCCACGTCCACGGCTTGAGGCTGAATTGCCTAAGAGCCTTTCTCGGTACTTTTGGTAGTCCTGTACTGACATATTCCGGATATCTTCCGGGGAGAACTGACGTTGATCCGTATGGGTGTCCAAGGGTCCGGCGGCAGGATCGGTAACTCGTGAACCTGCCATGTCCCGTCTAGCAGACGTCATTGCCTGCTGCGCGGAGTCAAGGATGCGCGAACTGCGATCCTTGAGGCTTGCAATGCTGGCCTCGATCTCATCGGCGCTTCCGCCATCGATCAGGTCAACAAGTTCTGGGATGATGTTCTCTCGCTCTGCTTCTACACGCTGGTGGCGGTAGGTCTGCAGTTCTTGGAACTGGCGCTCTGCTTCAAGCAGTGCGATCGCTCGCTCACGCTCGGTGCGCTCAATTTCCAGTTGCTGATTGAACTCTTGCTCTTTCTGCTGGAGAAGTGCGCGGATATCCATGTCTTCTTCAGCCTTGCGCCGGTCTTCAAGCGCGAGGGCTTCCTTGCTGCGGGTTTCCTCTGCTTCGCGCTCTTCACGATCTCTACGCAGTTCGGACACTTCTTCTTTCAGTTTCTCAATCGTCGGGTACAACTTTGCTTTTTCTTGCTCCCGGGCCTTGGCTACGTCTTCTGAACTGAACCCAGCAGGGACGCTCTTAATTTCGATGGGTACTTCAGGGGCGTCTGTGACGCTTTCGGAGAGATTATCCACTGATACGGAACTTGATTCAGCGACCGCTTCGGTGAAACTGTTCATGTTAGGTGTGCTCATTGCGAACCCTTACTATTTAGTGTTGGTTGTCCAATTGCCGGATGGCGTATCACGATTGATCATGAGAATTGATCTAGTCATAGGCAACTACTTCTTGGATACAAAGTCTCGGTAAAAACTTCAAAACAATAAAAATTTATGAAGAGTTAGGGTCTTCTCCTGATCGACGTTGTGGCATCTTCGTGCCGTACGCCTGTGTGACCAGATCAGTTCTCAACTGACCCTCGGCCTGAAGATCGATCATCCCGGCTTCATCGATGGCGTTGGCTCCCGCTGGAGCACCGTCGCCTACGAGATCATTTGCTCCCGCCATGACGGGCTCCATAGGCGTTGCCATACCGTCCGGCCCGGGCATCATTCCGGTCATGTCTTGGATTGCCTTAGAGATTTCAGTCTGAATCAAAATTAGTGCGCCGTCTGCCTTAGCATCTTCCACCATCTCCTCGCGGATCTCGGACAGTTTGGCCTCGGGGAACTCTTCTCCGAGTGTCCTGAGTGCGCCTTCTTTGGATTCAAGACCCATACCCATCAACATCTGGACCTCGTTGAGCACGACGAGTTTGTCGAGCGGCAACGGCGGTGGGAACGTAGGAAAGGATATGTAGGTCATGGGATCGTTGGGATCAAGTTGCGAATACTGGGTCGACTTAATGGGGCCGTCAGTATCGGGGTTGTAGATCAGTGTCTCGGGCTCTTTGACTGCCAGAGTCAGCATGACTAATTCGTTGATCTTCTTGATTCCACCGCCGTACTGAATGACCTTCTGGTGGTATCGATTCATTAGTGGCTGGTACTGGATGCTTAGTGCAACACCAGACGTATTAGAGATGGGCTGTACCTGACCGAGAGCAGTCTCAGGAATGCCCATGATTTCGTGCATCGCACGCTTGAGCATCTCGAGGTACTGCAGTGCCCCTGCCACACCGGAACTGCCGCCTTCAAGATTAAACACTTGGGAATCTTTAGGAAGCCCGCCCCAAACTTTCTTAGGACCCTTCTCCAACTGTGATGCCTTAGCGCCAACAATGACAGTCACTGGAGCGGCGTGGTAGTTAACGATGTCCGCGATGTCTGTGCTGATCTCGTTGTACTGACGGTTAATAGCGATGATGTCGTGCGCATCGGAAAGTCCCCACGGAGATCCTGCAACCGGATGATTTGCCACATGCACAACAGGAACAGTTCCCAATGGATTTGCTCGCTGGTCAATTAACTCATCGTTGATGTACTCTTCAATAGTTTCGTCCGTAAGGATCTCTACATAGGTAAATACTTGACGAGTACCTTCTAAAGAAGTGCCCCAGAAGCGGTACTTAAGTTTGAAACGCATCAACCGACCACGGTCATGCGGATGAAACTCTGGAAAACAAAATGATGAGTTCAGCGGAAGTATACGCACGCGGCCGGGGTGGTCCCTACCGATGGAATCTTGCCACGGCTCTTCGTAGGCGACCTTAACGAAACAGTCCCCAGAGATTGATCCCTGCTGTCCCATCTCCATCAGGACCGACATCTTGTCGTTGTCTTGTTCCCACACTCGCTCAAGCCGATCGGGAACGATCGCCTCTGTCGCTTTGGGGGATCGGAAGTGAACGCCCTTGCCGAAAGTAAACCGGACAAGGTAGTCAACCATCGCCCTGTAGTAGTTAAGAACTACCTGCGGCTCTCCAGCCTCACGCTTGTACGCGTACTGGTGACCAAGGTACATGGCCCAGTTCAGCGAGTACCTATTAAGACGCGGTCCGTGTACCTCAAACTCTTCATCGGCAAGTTCGACAAGTCCCAGAGGGCTGATGCTGATTGTCAGATCCGAAGATGCAGCCCTATACGACGGTGGTGCAAAGTCAATGGTCCCCATAGACATGTGTTAGCGCTCCTTGCATTCGGCGCTAAAAACTTCGATCATTTGCGACCCTTTTCAGGCTTGTCTTTTTTGGGATCTTCTTTGCCAGACCTGCGTTCAGTGGCTTTTTTGATTCGTGTCGCATCCTTAGCAGAGATGAACTGTCCACCTTTTTCAATGTACTGGTGGTGAACCCACTTACTCGCGGGGAGTGATGGCCATGTACCAAACTTGGATTTAGCCTGAACAATGAGCATGTTCCACAGTTTCATGTTTGCCGGTTTGTCTGCCATATACGTAGTCCTTATCTGCTCCGTTGGGTGATCTGCTCCGAGCGCCGGGGGGTGGACGCGGCGCCCGGAGCGGATCGGGTGCGCAGTGTGCTGCGCGGTCTATCTAGTCTTCGACGACTGTGGCGTTCGGGCGCTGGTATCGCAGTCCGTCGCGCACTGCCATCTCGTAGCGAACCTCGCCATGGTCTGTGAAAGCACCTTGAGCGAACTCACCTAAGAAGGTAGGCGCTTCGATCCATGCGGCACTGCCGACGTGGGCACGCTGTGCCATCGTCTCTTCAGGCCATTTCTCGAAAACGTTTGCGTTCCTGTTGGGTCGACCCGGGGCTGCGATATAACCTTGCATCGCGCCTTTGGCAAAATCATTGGGAACATCGGTGTCAGTTGCAACACCTTCTTGGAATCGCAGCGGACCCTCTTGGCCGGGGACGGCCGGAGAGAACTTGCGGTCGTACATTTGTGGCGCGCGTTCGGGGAACATTGGCGCTGGTCCAATCGTGGGAACTGACATTCCTACTCCTTATGCTTGAGGTACCTCGGTATCAGTGTTCATGTCTTCTGAACCCCTGTCAGCGTGAACTAGGGCTCTTTTCTCATTTCGCTAATTCTTAGATTCAGTAGGGCCACGCTCTCGCGTAGTTGTTCGTTTTCGGTCCTCAACTTTTGGATTTCTTGGCGGGCCATTGATAGTTCTACCCTGACTTGCTCCAGCACTTCGCTGATGGCGTCAACCACAGTGGACGCTCCCGAGGCTATAGATGCGTGGGCGTCGGCTTTAGTCTTGTTCTTGGTGAAAAAACTTCCGACGAAGGCTGTCACCGCTGCTCCCATGGTGGCCGCTACGGCAGCGATAAGCCCGGGTTCGGTTTGAAATGCCATACTGTCGGGTTCCGGTTACTTCGTGGAGTTCTTGCCGTACCGAGCATCCTCGGGGTTTAACCAGTTAACGATAATGGGTGTGGTCGCTGCCAGCCCTGAGATGACCCATGTCTGCCAGTTGGAGAGGGAGATGTCACCTGCACCGACAAAGTCTGCAACTCCCGCCGCTACCACGATGGCGAGGAACGACTTGAAGGCTGTCCCCAGCGGGCTTCCCGCGATTGCTTTCTGAAGTTTGTCTAAATTGAAATTCATGTGCGTACCTCCGGGTCGGTAAACACCATTGTGATCTAGATGACAACCTACGTCAGTCTAAATTGGTTTAGCCGAAGAACACATTGTTTGAAACTTCTACAGTAGGCAGTGTGAGATCTGCTGTCATAGCACACGCTATAGAAAGACTGTCGACAAAGTCGTCGTGTGCGTGTGCTTCGTCAGGTGCTTGCACAAGAAAGTTAGGACCAGTGAACTTCACTTCGGCATCAGTCATCTGCTGGTAGAACCGTTTCCATGAGCGCAGCCGACGTGTCTTCGCGTGTGCTGGCCATCCAATCATTTTTCTTTGGATCAACGACTGCAAATGCTTCCACCGCTTGGACTGTTCAGACTGACTCGACGTTAACGAAACAACTTCAGCCCGTGGTAGCAGGATTTTGAGTCTCTGTGCGACAGCATCTCCCACACCGTTAGCGTCGACACCAACAGCGAGAACGTCGTAGGCGGACAGGAAGTCAACTATCTGGTGGTACTGGGACTCCCAGTCGTCGCCCTGCAGTTCCAGCCAGTTCAAAATGCGGTGGTCGTAGTACCCAAACTCGTCTGGTCGATCCCAGTCAACCCAAACAACAGTCACCACGGTGGAGTCCATTTTTCTTGCGGGGTCAATGCCGACAACTACTGGGGACCTAAACCACGATCGAACAACTTCTTGCGAGGTATCACCCAGTTCGTCCATGACAGATGATGTAACAAACATGCCGCGCTCTAATAGCCATTTACAGTTGTACGACATTTGAAATTCATCTGAGTCTTCACCAATGCGAAGCATCTCTTTGCGAATAAACTTTGCGTAATTACTGTTGACCTTAGACACATTTCGGTAGTCCCACTGGAAATGATTCTGCCGGGAGTTCTTTGAAGTCTGTCGTCTTTTATTGAGTTGGATCGCTCTATAGAAGTTGTTTTTACTTGTCGTCGGTGTACCGGTCTTCACCATGGTTCCCGCGTAGTAAGCAAGCATAGGCGCAATTGATTTAGTAACCACAAAGTCATCTGCCTCTTGGCACTCGTCAACAACGATAAGGTGAAAGGACTTTGACTCGATCTTTGCGCGTGGGTTAGCCGTCATCATCTGCAGCGTCGATCCAGACTTCTTCAGCCGGATTCCTTTTGTGACACCCGTCGTCCGCGCCGCGATGTCATCGATCTCTGGGTCTCCCAAGACCTCTACGGCTCTGTCAGAGGTGAGTCGGGAGACTGTCCTACCGAACAATGTCTCGGCCTGACCTTCGGTAGGTGCAAACAACCCAACCCATACACCGTCACTGAATTTTCCGAGAAGATCGGGGTACAGTTTTGCGAGTCGCGGAAGTAACACCATGAGCGTCGCGACGGTATTCGCGATCACTTCCGACTTACCGGATTGACGAGCCGCCAGCGCTGTGATCTCTTCACCGTCCCCAATAAGGACGGACTCCATAATTCTCGAGGAGAAGCCACGCTGGTAGTCGTGAAATGGATGGCCGACAAGTACTTCCATAAACACAAGCATCTTCTCGACCAGACGGTCGACAAACTCTTGTGAAAGTTCGTCGATGGTCTCCTCATCGTATTCGATGAGTTCCTCTGCGTTCAAATCTAGTTCGTCAGTGTCAGTGTCCATAAGATTCCGGTGTTAGAAGTGATACCGAAAGCATCCACAATAAACGTCGCCGTGTCAGTACAAAGAGAAGGCCGGGGCACCACACCCCGACCTTCCTAACACACACCACACCGCTACCGAGCGACAGATTTGTACACCTGACTATGCGGCGATCCGTACATCTTACCAATGTATACGGGGGAGACGCCATAGGCCACTAGGGCTTTCCACTGGTCGTTTCTCTCCTCATTAGGCGTCACAGGAGTCTCGTGGGCGCACCACTCTGAACAAAACACTTTGTTCCGTAGTGCGACCTCAGTTTCTGCCACCGCAACGGTTTTTCTGCAGGATGCGCACCTGACCCTAAACATTACGCAACCTTCTCTGAATTGAGAATCTCGTTCATGGCCCCCATGACCCCGTACACAGCGGTTTCCGTGAGAGGCATCCAGTAACCTCGACCGTACTCTTTTAGGCTAGGAATATAGTCGCGTAATTCGAATAGTCGAACGCTATCGATAGTAACGACCCTAACATGGCACTCTAAGTCCACGGCTTTCTGAACCACACCAACAACTCGGGTGGACGCTGGTTTTACTGACATTTCTTGTATCTCCTTACTCGACTACTTTGTAGTACTACCCTCCGTAGGTACATGAATAATGTATCAAAGATAGTCAAGTAAGTGCAACTCAGAACCGAACATTAGTTGTTTGTCCTAAAATTTGTTAGCGAAACAGTTGCGAGGTCACAACCAGTGTGAGATAGTTCACTCTCTACACGGGGGAACGGGGTAGACACAATCAAATATGGGGGCATCATGGAATACGTACTGACGGCACGACCCGACGGAACTCTTCCCGCAACAGCCGAGCACCGAGCGACCTCCTACAAGGTCCTGATAACCCCGGTAATGAGTAAGTCATGGGCAGCCGTGAAGTGCGTCTGTGGGGTGGTATCTCATCGGTCATGGAGCCCCGGTACAACGACCTTTTTCGGGGTAATTGCCCTCGCGTGGCTAGAGGGGTGCGGCAGGGACGCTTACGTCCCTACTGGCGAGTTCGTTTCTGAAGTTCTTCCGTAACTGCGAGGAGAACTTGAGCGCCTGTATGGGCCTCAGAGAGGTTTTCTTCGAGGCCATCGCGACCGTACTGGGTGAGGTAGCGCCCTGTTGTGTATATCGCTTGGTCTGACCACGCTACAAGGTCGTCTCTGGACATCTTGGATACGCGCTCGATGATTTTTACAGGAATACCCGCATCGACTGTCTTGTTACGAAACATGGGGACCTAACTCTCTTAGACCGATTGCACCGGTTAGTGCGTCTTCTTCATAGTTTTCTCCTGACCATTTCCCGATAACTACGGCACGGCGGGTAAATGGAACACGAACTACAACCGAGTGACCCGTTCGGTACGGGTGCTCGATCTCTTGTGTATTTCCCTTTTCAGCGAGGGGAAACTTTGTGGTCGGGTAGGACATTTTGTGAACAAAATAGTGTGGGCCGATTTGGTGTACTGCTGGCACTTGTTATTTAACCTTTCGTTGACCGTTCTTTGGTGGGAGGGATGAGCGGCTGCGTGACTTTGTTGGGTTAACGCGTGGAGGTAGCGAGCGGTCCATTTGCAGTTCGGGCTTGCCATCGTTGACCAGTTGTCCTGTTCGAGCGATGCGGTAGAGGGACTCGCGGGCGTAGACGGGAGATTTCGCCATGTTTGCGGTGCCCCGTTCCAAGGCGTCAAGAGAGTCAGCGATAAACCGTCCTTTAGACGGCGCTACTTTGAAGGCATCCCATACCCCTCGGTCGACTCCGTAGTAGTTGTAGAAGGTTCCATCCCGGAATACTGCTGTCAGGACACCGCGAGCCTCGTCAAAGCCTGCAGCCACCGTGCGCGGCCGGTCTGGGTTGGTTGTTGCGGTGGGGACAAGACTGATGGGTGCGGGTTGACGTCCGCGACCTGACGTGACAGCGGTTCCGGGGCGCACGTATGTCTGCCCACCAACGGTTGCCTTGCTGCCTGCGAGGTTCTGGTATCCGTAACCGTCTTGGTCGTCTTCCCAGTAGTCATCCCACATACCGTCGGCTCCCGTGGCCTTACCGAGAACACCTTTAGCAAAAGCGAAGTCACCAGTGCTTGCGGAGACAGGAAGACCTGCAAGGGGTGAGACCACTTGGCTTCTGTCCATAAGGGATGCCGCGCCGATGGCTTGCTCAACGGTCATTCCATAGGTGTTGTCTCGGCCGCTAGTGGTGCGCCGTGGGACAGCGCTGTCGACACCGTACTCGCGGTTACGCAGGATAGATAACTCTTCTTGGCTGGGGAGTGTGGCAAAGGAGACTCGAGCGCGGGCGTCTTTAACTTTCGCCATGTTCACCTACACAAGCGTGGCCGGACAGGCTGTCTTCGAGAACATGTTCGGAGCAGTTGTTGCAGACGTAGGTTTTTAATCCCCGGTACTGGTTTTGCGCGGTCGCTCCGGGCGGGTAGAAGTCGTCGGGATCGGTGTCGTCGTAGGTAATAACAGGCTCGGCGAGTACTTCAGAACTGAAGGGACCATTTGGCCTGTGGGCGGTCAGCGGTATGGCGTGACCTTGAAAGGCTTGCTTCCTGATGACACGCACTACTCAACCTCGACGAGTTCTTCCACAACATCTTCAACGAGTTCTTCCACAACTACGTCTTCTACGACTTCTACGACTTCTACGGGCTCTTCTGCAGTAACTGGCTCGGCCACCGCAGCGGTTTTACGCCTTTTCTTAGAAACAGTGGCCGGTTCGTCAACAACAACCTCTTCTTCAAGTGCAGGCTGTAGTGCTTCTTGCGTTTGAACTTGTAGAGCATCAAAAGAAGAGGTTTTTGCCAGCAGACCTTTGTTGGCCAGCGGCCGCAGAAATGACGGCAGGCAGGAGTTGCAGTAGGAAACACTGCGTGTTCCTTGGGTGGCGTAGACGAAGAGGGCTTGGTTTCCGCAGTTTGCGCACGTATCTGTCATCGGGTGTTCCTCACTTGTAATTGGTGTTAGCGGCTAGGGACGGCCGCGTTCTCTTACTTTTATAAGCCTGTTCACAGTTTCAGGGTCGTGCTCGAGGGCGTGCGGGGAATCAAGAAGCCTGTTGACTTTCACCCAGTAGGACGTTGGTGAAATATCAAGTTTCTCGCGGACTTCCCGCTCCAGAGCACCCAGCGGAATCCGAATGGGATGTCGCTTAGCGATGTCGAGAACTGTCCTATCTTCATCGCTTAGCCCCTCTGTGGGCTGACCTGCTGCAAAGTTTTCGTTACGCACTGCGTCGTCCGTTAGCCTTGATGCCTAACTTCTTCTGTAGTGCCTTGACTTGGGCTACGGTGACGCCGGGTTTTACTTCCCAGTGCATGAAGTCTTGCGCCCGCCAGTCGCCTCCCCATCCAATAACTGAGCCGTACTTGCGCTTCATCCGACGAATAGCAAGAGCGTTTTTGCGACGGGCAAAGAACTTCTTTCCCCAGTTAGATCCCATGGCGCCTTCTTCGCTCCAGTTAAGGTCGATAGCGGTCGCTGATGCGTGGTTGCTTTTCCTACCCGCAGCAAGACGAGCGTCGCGGTTGTTGAAGCCGCCCTCGTCCCACGGGCCTACGTCGATGGGTCGCACGGTGGCGTGGTAATCGGCCGCGACGGCAAGCAGCAACGGTGCCACGTTGGACTCGATTGTGAGCCGACGCTTTGTTCCCGGTACGGTCTTAGTTACCGTCTTTTTAGGTGGAACTGGCCACCCGTTCAATGAAATTGCCATGATTAACCTCCGCGTCCATCATTGCCGTGATGGGGGTTCAGGTCAGCGTAAAACTATTTGGATTTGCCCGGGTAGTACGAGGGACCGTCACCGTTGTGGTAATCCTTGACAGCCTTCACTCCCTGCTTGATCGTCTTCGCTCCCGACTCTTTGGTCAGGTTAATGACGTCGTTCTTGCCACCGTTTTTTTCTGTGTGGTCGACGAAGACGTCGCCACTGCGCTTGTAGACGCGGTGCTTATCACCGTCCGACACAAACTGCCGGGACTTATCGATCATCGCTTGGCCTGCTTCGTAGACCTTGCGCCCTTACAGGTCGAGCACTGGCACTTGCAGCCCTTGGTGGGAGCGCCTTTCCTACACTTGCAACCACACTTTGCGCACATCTACTTGCCCTTCTTCTTGGCCGCGTTCATGTTGTCAACGAGGTTGGGGTAGGGACGTCCAGCCTTCTTCGCAGCAGCCTTGGCGCTGGATTTCTCCCCGGGAGTAAGTTTCTTGTCTTTCTTCGTGGGATCTTCTTTGTTCCAAGGTTTTTTGTTCACCATTTCTCCTTGTTTGCCCAGTAAGCGGCACTCATTTTTCCTTTGGAAATGTTCTTGGCATGTCGGGCCTTAAAGGAAGCCCTCTTGTCCTTCATGTTTTGGGATTCGCCCTCTTTTGGTTTCCCAGCCGTGCTGGCGCCTTGCTCACCAAACCGGATCGTTTTTATCTGGTCGCCCTGCTTTGCCACGACAATGTGGCTCTTGGTCGGATGATCAGGGGTCGACTTTGGCTTGTTGTACCCTGCCACACCTGCGCGAGCGAGCCGGGGATCTTTAGTGCTTTCGGCCATTACTTAGCCCTCCTCTTGTTCTCTTTACCCACGTTCTCTTTCTGGGAGATTGCACGAAGGTTTTTCTTGGAGTCGTTGTTCTTGTTGTTATCAACGTGATCGACATGCGTGGTCTTTGGTAGTTTCTTGCCCGTAGATTTCTCGTAATCCATCCGGGCTTTATCCGTCGAGGTGGTCGTCCCGTCTGCTTTACGGATAACATAAATCTTGCGTCCACCGTTTTTCTTAGAACCTTCATAAGGTCCATACACTTTTTCTCCATTTGATTTAGCCGCCATTTGCTTCCATGCTCCTTTGTTGTTTACGTAACTTCTGTTCCTTTTTCTTTTTTGCAGTATTAGAAGTAGGTCGTGACACGGGCTCGGACGCCTGTGGGATTGGCTCGCGTGGATAAGCCGTAATAAGTTCTCGCCTGCTGGTGTCAGCCACGATGACCCTGCGGGTTCCGGGGGTATCTATCGAGTTAAGTTTGAACAGGGATACATCAGGGTTACCTTTGCGGTCTTGGTACTGGTGTCCCTCGGCCAACGTCTGGGCAACCTGATGGGCGGTGTACCCGCGCTGAGTTGTCCGCCCGTCCTGCTCGGTCACATGCGTGGTGCCGAAGTGTCGTGACTGCAGAAATGAGCGCACAAACGCATCACTTCTCGGCTTAGGTATTGGGCTCTGCTGGGGAAGTGCCTTAGGTATCTTGTCGACTACGTGCTCGTCTCCCATTAGAAACTGGCACCTCCTTGGCCCATGCGGCCGCTCTCACCCGCAGCCCCTCGCCCGGGGGACTCGTAGCCGAATCCGTCCAGTGCGGGCTCTTCACGGCCTGCATCTGGGTCTTCTGCGTATACGTTGAACATCTCCCGCAGTCGGTACTTCATGTCGGAGGTCCCGTTGAAGTACTGGTTGGGTCGAAGAAACTCTTCGGTGCGTGACTCCATGAAGGAACCCCTACTTGGTGGGCTTTGTCGGAGTCTTAGCGGCGGCTTTCCTAGGAGCCTTGGTCTCTTGAGGTGCTGCTGCAGGGGCGGCTGTGGCCTTTTTTACTGTGGTTTTTTTCGCCACTGCTTTTTTTGCAGGTGCGGGAAACTCCACCGACGCACCGCCGGGCAGAGACACCCTGTTCGCTTGTCGTCCGCTGCTAAACTTGGAGAGAGTCTCTGCGGCATGTGTGGACTCCGCCATCCTCTGCTGGGACTCTTGGGTGCTCATCCGCGATTCATGTGCGGATGTTGCAGCAAAGTTTTCCCTACCAAGGTTTGCCGCATGTGTGGCCGTGTCTTGATCAACCCGACCTTGAGTGTGGATGCGCTCTTGCGCTGTTTGATGAAGGTAGGCGTGCTCTTCCATGCGGTTAGCGTGGGCATGATTGGCCATCAGGGTTTGCTGGTGGTAGTCCTGACGATCAGAAAGTTTTTTCATAAGTGCCTGAAACGGGTTAGGACCGTTGTTCCAGCCCCCACCGACTTGTACGTAACTCATGAGACCTCCTTGGTGCCGTGGTCTCTATGGTCGCTACAAAAGGTTCCCGCGTCTGCCCTTACTTTCCTCGGTCAGGTGATTCGTTACCGAGAAGAAAAGCACGACGATAAGAAATGTAATGAAGAATTGCGCCCTCACCGTTATGGTTTCCAGCCAGTTTCTGCGTCTCGGTCCCAGATCTTTGCCGGAAACTTTTCGAGTCCTGCTTGTCGAGCAGCGGCTATCCTGTGGTGCCCATCCAGTGCGTACAGCCGCCCCTGATCTTTTACCAGCCATGTCGGGGTTTTTATCTCCCCACCCTCCGACAGTTTTTTATGTAGCCATTGGGCTGCCCCTGAGCGGTTTGTGTGTGTGTCGCTTTGGTTTGTATGAATGGGCGTGTCCGACCGCACGGAGTGAGTGGTCTGGCTATCCCAGAACTCTCTAACCCTGCCGGTCAAGTTGCTGCCCCCGTGGCTCGCGTAGAGATACGCCGTTGCCACATCAGGATCAGGTTTATTGACATTGACTGGCTGTTGAATAAATCCATGGGAATCCGCTGTCAGACTGCCACGACGGGCATGGTGTTGCTCAGGGTCTACTCCAGCAGTGACTTCGGATGTGGTGACCCCTGTGCTTTCCCTACCCAGTTCCGACTGGTGCATCACGGTCTGCCCGGGGATTGGGCCGGACCACTGCCGAGGGATGGCGGCAGACGCCTTAGGAACGCGCCTCTGGCGCCTCGGCATCCCGGGCAATGTCATTTGGTTGGCCACACCCTAGTGTCGCCTGTACTTGCACCGTAAGTCACAACAAAAGTTGGGCAAATGAACACCCAACCTGTTAAGGGTGTAACATTTGTCAAAGGAAAGCCCGGCCTCTCAGGGGGGAGAGAGACCGGGCTTTCGCAGTTAACCTACCTGCGGGTTCGTGCTACGTGCTTACGGGGTGTGGACGTACTTCACAAGAGCAACTGCGTCACCCTCGTTGATGCTGGTCCCTGCTGCAGGAGACTGAGACTTGATTGTCCCGTCGTTGCCGGAGGTTGCTCCCGCGTA